CGGAGTAGCTGTATTATCGTCCATTGTATTCTCCTTAAGTTATCTTAAGTATACTTAGGGACGCGTTTAGTATTTAACTTTAAAGAATAATCATTAAAGTATAATATCTAAGACTACTTAAGTATCCTTAAGGCTTTAAATTAATCTATACTATAAGTATATTATAGCATATTTATAACGTAATGTCAAGTACTTTATTAGTTAAATTAGACCCGCGGACCAACTTTTTAGTTCCATAACTAATAGTAATACTTTTGTCCCTTTGTATTAATATTTGTCATACTTAAGTACCCGTCACAATACTTAAGGAAAACAATAACTTAGGGGATAAACTTCGGTTAATTCTTTTTATTGAATATTGGCTTTTTTTGTATACAGGTGGATACCGTAACAATCTCAGGATACCCACGCACCCCCCCCGCCCCAAGTTATCCACAGGTTATCCACAGGTTATCCACAAGTTATCCACAGGGGCTGAGTTATCCACAGGTTATCCACAGGTTATACACAATGACCAGTATCCTTAAGGCGGTCACAAGGAGACTTGAGGGGGAAGAGTGAGTATGCTAGTGGATACCTCAGGGACACAATCGGACTACCATAGAACAACACCAGTAATCCAATAACATTTAGTTATATTGTCAGACATACGTTATGCACTCAGGTTATATAGTCTTATAAGCTAATATAATGCGTTCTAAGCGGGGTTATAGTCAGGCTATACTATGGCATAGGTTATAGGCTTAATCGCGGGGATTCTCTCAAGCCCTTGCTATCACTGGGCTAGAGCCTAGCGTATCCTGGTATAATATAGGTTATAACATTTTGTTATGACAATCTTAATCCATATGCATAAAAGTTATTGGTAATCTGCTTATACCTCTATATAATGCAAGGCATAACTTAATTAACTATATAGGTATATACATATGGAAACTTATTACGTTTTAGAGATTAACACCGATTTTACAGAGTTACACGGCATAACTTACTCTGAGGCTATGCAAGAATTTAAGTCAGCACTAAAAAATCCCGCTAATTATGGATATGATTTAACACTGCTACAAATTAATGCGTCAAAAATGTCAGGACAATCTATTATTGCAAGCCATCGTGCTTAATAAGTAAATACATCGAGCCTGTTAGCAATAGCAGGTTCTATTATATTTATTTAAACATTAACTTTATACAGGTGATTTATTATGACAAAATCAGAAATTTATAATACTTTAAAAACTAAACAGCTTCATCACGCTATTCACGCTAGTAAATTAGCAATAGAATGCGCTGATTTAAAAGGTGAAGAATTAGAAAGAACCAAACATTTTGCTAAACAGCAGTATATAAAATCTACAACATTACTAGGCGCAATAAATGAATTATTGGGTGCTGACTATAAAGGTTATAAAGTAATGAATACACAAAATGAATTATTGCTTGAACAGTGGAATGAATTAGAAAAGGAGCGATTAGGTTTATAAGTAAATATATAGAGCCTATTGACTAAACCAGTAGGTTCACTTATATTTATTTAAACATTAACTTTATACAGGTGATTATATTATGAAATTATTAAGCAGAGACAGCAACACTAAACTAATTAAAACTGCCAAGGGTGAAAGCGAACCAGTAGTCTTAGCGGGATTGTCACTAATGCCAACAATTGAATTGTGTCCGAGTGCTATGAACGCTGATTGCTTTAACGATTGTCTTAAGTCTAGCGGACTAGCTCAGGTTTACACCTCAGTTAATAAGGCGCGTCAGGCTAAGACTGAATATTATATGAACGATAGGGAGGGATTTCTTAAGGACCTAAGGCGCGAATTGACTAATCTAGTTAAATACGCTGAGAAGCACGGGAAAAGGGCTATCGTGCGTTTAAATGTATTGTCCGATATAGCTTGGGAGAAACACAATATACCGCAAGATTTCCCATCAATATATTTTTATGATTACACCAAACGCGCCAATAGACTGGACAAAACGCCATCAAACTATGATTTAATGTTCAGTTATTCAGCGACAAAAAAATATGCTAAGCAGGTATCTATTGCGCTTAAGACTGACACACCTATAACAGTAGTATTTAAAAATGGTTTACCTGCTGAATATATGGGCAGAGAGGTAGTAGATGGCGATAAAAGCGATATTGCTAACATTAGTGCGCGTGGTAAAATCGTAGGTTTACGGGTTAAAGGTAATGATGCTAAAAAAAGCAATTCGCCTTTCATAGTGGATAGCAATATAATTCAAACAGTAGAGGTATAATACTATGCAAGCTATAGTAGAGTTTAGAGAAAATAAAGATGCACCTGTAAAAGTATATTTTAACGTGTCGGGTAACAATCCTGGCAGGATTTATTCCATAGTCAAACAATATCGGGATTACAAGGGTTATCAATTTTCGCATATATATTTTGAACAGCACCAAGAGGGATTAGCGCAATTAACCAATTACAAGGGGACAAGCTATGTTAAATAGTAATGAATACTGGATAAAAACAGGATACATTGACAATGGTATGGTCCTAACACATGATGGCAAATTTAAAGCACCATATAGCGAATTTAAGCAGTGTTATCCTAATCCTTATGATGGGATATACACTGCCAGTAATGGTGCAAAATATGGTTACATTGTAGATATGGCAGATTGTAGTGACGTTATAAGGATAGTACACTTTGATTAGTAAGCACCATAGAGCGCCCTGTAATCCCCTGTAAGGCGTTTTCTAGTGTTTATTAGTAGGTAACTATAGGTTAGCCGGTAAATGGCTTAAAATTGAATTTAAGAGGTTATTATGAATTATTCAGCGGAAAGATATTTGGCGTTAAAACAGTTTGAACGGGAGCAGAAACGCGACAAGATACGCGCGGTATTGTGGAACGTGTCAATCACTGGCATTTATGCTATGGTGGTGATTCAAGTATTTACAGGGGTTATATCATGAATATATTTAAAAAATATATTAACAGTGAGTTTGGTTTGGAAGCAATAATTGCAGAGGGTAACGATAAACTAGACTACAGGGTTATTTTTCGGGATATTGATGCAGATGCAATGGTGCATCAGGTTTTAACTGGAAGCAATGAACGCGCGGAAAAATATGCACTAGATTTTGTAGGTGAGGATTTTGAGGTGGTGGTATGACGTATTCAGAGTATAGAAAGAAGCTAAGAATGCTATCAGCTAAGTATAACGAATCCTACAAGCGATACGGGTGGGGTGCTGATACCACTAGAAAGCTGAGACAGCAGAAAACAGACTTGAGAGCGAAATACGCGGTACATAGCTTTGATTATGCGGTTGAGAGTTTAACCAGTAAGGGGATATTATAATGTTATATACAATATGGGTAGGAGGTGTAGAGGTAACTCCGCACCTAACGAATAGAGAAGAAGCCTACAGGATAGCTAGTAACTGGCGGAATGATGGCTATACTGACGTAATAGTAGAGAGGTACAAGCCCTATGAGTACCATTCTTAAACTATGGCGTATATGGGTTAAAGCACTGGGAGAGAAGTCTGGTGCTAATGACCGCGAAGCTGATTACATTGCCATTGTTCGTAGTGTAATCGTAGGCTTGAATTTTATTACCTGCTTGTTTATCATTGCAGGTGTCATACATAATTGGTAACGAGAGGTTAAGACAATGAGTAAAGACTATCAGGAACAAGCGCATCTTGAAGATGTAGCAGATGCAAGGTACAATATGTACCAGTACTTTAAAGAGTTAACAAGCTATGAACGCGGGGAATACGATTGCATACATGGATACCCTGCACTAGAAGACGAAGACAATGACTATTATGATGGTTACGGTCACGCCTATGAATACTTACAGATGAAAGGAGCAAATAGCAATGAGTAGATATGAAAACGATAGCAGTTATGATTACAGTGATTACTGTGAGGGTAAGGGATACTATGAGAGTTACACAGAGAAGCCCTTTGATGAAGATGAGGCATCATTAAGACGAATTGAAGCTAGAGAGGAGGCAGAGAGAGAAGCAAAGCTATACCCGCCAATAGGCAAACATGAGATGCAGGAACGCATCAAAGAGGTTAAAACTAGACTAGGAGCAAAGTACAATGATTAATGCAATAGTGTTTAATAAACTATTTACAGTGGAATTACGTAACGGAGTGGGTGTAGACTTGGAGTTCGTTGATTCACGACCTGTATGGACTTATAACAGCGAGACAGAGGAGCATAGTACAATGCCCTTTGAGGGTACAGTCATCCTGTTACCATTCTTAG